AAACTCTTGTTCCTATACTCCAAAAAGTAACACTTCCACAAGCTGGAGTTTGAGTAGGTATACCAAAAACTCTTCCTCCATTATCTACTGCTCCAGCACAAGCAAGAGTCCCAGTGCTATATGTTTGTGTTGTATCAGCGTCCAAACCACATAAAACGGCTGGACAAGTTACAATTAAATCTTTGTAAAGAGCAAGTATATTTGTGTCTGGTAATAAATTGTAAATTTTAACATCTATATAATTAATAGAAACACCTGGTTTAGGAACAACTAAACTACAAATACCTTGTGTAGAAACATCTGTTTTTATTTGACCAGAACCTACAATTACATTTTCTGTTTGATTAGGAACAGGTACATAATTCCCAGTAGCAGTAAAAGAACCTGTTGAAGTTACCGAACTTAGTTCTTGTATATTATAATTACCATTAGCTGGAAGTGTTCCTTGCCCAGTTACTCCTAAATATACTGGTGTAGTATTGCTATTAGGACTTACATCACCAAAGTTTGGAGATGTCCATTTATTATAAACAACACCATCATACGTAACTCTTATACCAACTGGCACATTTCCTGGTGCAAAACCTATAATAATTGCTCCAGTAACAGCACTTACATCCCATCTTGATTTATAAATATTTACATTTGCATTAGGATAATCAACATACACAGATGCACAATTTATACCACAAGCACAAGCCGTTGTGTCTGGTTGTAAAAAACTTGTTTTTTGTAATCTAACAAAATTTCCATCACTATAATATCCATCTGCTGCAGGAGTTGCTCTATTAATATCATCATAAACAACATTAGCACTAGATAAAGTAGCACCATCTAAAAAATATGCTGAAGCTGCATTTGTACAACAAGCAGCAAACCTATCATTTATTAAATTACCAGTCCCTGCTTGATATTTTAATAACGATGCTTGTAAACTTCTATAATCCCATATTAAATACAAATATGTGCGATTTTGAGCTCTAGCAAATTGACCATTATACTGTACTCCAGCAACAATTTCTGTTGTATTAGTAGATGTGGCGGCTGTTAATAATGAAGAAATATCACTTGGAGTATTTTGATATAACGTATCACTTTCTAAATATTTAAATTTGTCTTGAATAAAAGAAAAAACAAAATTAGCTGGTGCTCTTTTAAATGATTGTAATGTAACATATCCATTAATTGGAGGGAAACCTCCTAGACCTGTTTGCCCTGATGTTAAAGAATATTGCGAAACTACATTTCCACTTCCTTCAGCAAAATCAATAAATGTAGATGTTGTTGGTGAAGAAAAAGTTGGGTTGGCGTAAAAAGGTGCGGCTGGTTGAGGGTCAGCAAATGTATTCCAATAAAATTCATTAAAGTTAGAATCTAAATTTTCATCTGCATTAGTAATGCACACTTGTATTAAACTCAATGAACTAGATGCTGGACAATTTTGATTAATAGTCCAACTTGCACTTCCTAAAGTTTGAGTAACGGTTATAGTTACTTTATTTATTGAAGGTACGTCTCTAATTACGGTTAAAAATCCAGTTGTAGATACAGCACCACTAGTAACTGTTGCAGCAACTCCTGCACTATCTATCCAACTTGCAACAAAAGTTGTAGTACTTCCGCTATTTAACCCTACATTATAATTAAATCTAGCATTACCAGATTCATTGTTTAAGTTATAACAAAAAGTTTGAGGAGTTCCTGCTTCTACTACAAACTCGATTGAAACACCACAAGCGTAACATAATTCTTCTTGCGGTAATAAATCTCCATTTACACTTAAAACGTATTCATTCATATAAGGGTCAAATCCTCCTATTTTTTGAGTTAATGCTGATTCAATAAATAAATCTCTAAAATGCCCTCTCATTCCAAATTCTGAAATAATGGACATTTGTTCATTTTGAGCAGCACTTCCTTTTAATTGAATAATAGCACCTCTTTTTACATCAGTAAAAAATTTGTCTGCACCCCATTCAGTATAACTTTCTGGATTATTACTTATACCATAATCTTCCACTCTTGTAATTTGTGTTCCTAAAACTTCTGGAACAGATGTTAATGCACTACCACCAGCCGCATCAGACAATAAATTTTTTCCACTTAAAACATATGATATTTTATCTTCTTGTAAACACAATATATCATTTCTTCTGCCAGATAAAACTTCTATAGGTCCAAATGATTCTTCAAGTTGTTTAAAATTAACAAGACCTAAATTAAATTCATTTAATTTATTTATGTTAGACTCGTCATTATAAATACCACTATAAGTAATATCTGAATTTCTATGAGTTTTTTTATAAATTTGTTCTGTTGCTCCATAAACTCTATTACCTAAATTAAAACTTTTTCCAACAATAGAATCTCTAATTTTATAGCTTTCAACTCCGTTTCCAAAACTAAAACAATTACCAAAGTTTAAATTAACTATAGCATCTTGAGATGCAGTTTGGTTTTGGTCAGCTATATCAGCTCCACTCATATGAAAACCTCCTGTTATAGGGTAATTATCTTGACCTTCATAAAAAAGCCCTGGTGAAGAATCTAAAGGTTCTGATTCAAATACTAAAGAAGATTCACTTTTAATTATTTGCACACCCATTGTTATAGAAGACTGTCTCCTTTCGCTGCTACCACAGTTTATTCCTCCTTCAACTACACAAATAAGTGCATCTTCTCCAGAAGTATTGTTTTTTCCAAAACCCATATAATAATCTCTAGGTGCTTGGGTTCCAAAAGTATTTCTAGTTTGAAATGTAGTGGTACATATAGTATTACCAAAAGTAGTTAGTGCCGTTGTGAAAGTAAGAGTTCCATCGCCACCACCATCACCTACTTCCCAATCACCTGTATTTAATAAAGATTCAATTCCATCTCCTATAAACCAATCGTATACATTAGCATAATTTTGTCTAGCTACTAAGCCTTTTAAGTCTAATGTGTATATAACTCTTTCACATTTATTATTTCCATCTGAAGGTCCTCTTCTTTTAAACTGCATATACCAATTTATAACACTTCCTGCTGGCACTTCAACATCAGTATAAAGTCCACCGTCAACTTCAGAAAAAAGATAGTGACCTCTAGGCACATCACTCGTATTACTGCTTGCACTACCTCCTTGACTAGGATTTTCTTCACTATCACAATTACTTTTAAATCCACTTGTTCCAGGATTAAAAATTGTACTAGCTTCGGAATTTACTGCCCAGTTTAATGGAGAAACAGCCATATAAGACCCAGATGGTAATGTAACATCTGGTATAGTAATAAAATTTTTAATTTGTACTTCTTTTTCTAAAACAGTTGTATACACACAATTATCTTGTATTCCAAAAGAATCACGCTTTACAATTAATCTATCTCCTTTTTCAACTTTTTGTGCATTTTCTCCTTCTAATAAACACCATACTCTAGTTGAGTTAGGGTCTGTAAAGAATAAATTTACAAATATTGTATTGTATGTATCTCTATCTGGCTGAACAACAAACTTGTATCTAGTTGCCCACACAGGTGGTTTCATTGAGACTGGTATAGTTGTTCTTATTGTATTTTTATTTCCAGATTGTCCACAAGCAACTGTTACTGTATTTTGCGGACTTACTATTGGAGTAGAGCTTCTATTAAATTCATCCATATAAACAATAGCAGTTTCATAATTTCTGTTACTATGTAAACTTAAAGGATTAGCTATATCTTTATATGCTGCACTTGCTAACTGAATTGTGTAATATTCAAACACAACTTGTGTAGCAGTAGCACCAGCATTAATTGGACAAGTGTCTGTATATGCCATTGCCATTAATGTTAATCCTATAAAATTAGGAATAGATTCATCAGTTCTTATTCCTAAAACTGCAAATGATGTATCAAAAACTGGTGTATTTCCAGTACAAAATAAATCACTAGTTCCGCTATAACATTTAGTTAAATCAGTAGCTGTACCACCAGATGCTCCAGATTGAGTATTAGGAACTGAACAATTAAAAAAATCACTTCTAGATATTCCAGTTAAACAATCTGCGACTTTTTTTATATTAGTTGGAGAGCCTATATATTGAACAAACTCACTACTTGTAGCTAAATCAAATGCACTTGTGTAGTCTCTTCCTAAATTAAAATCTATAGTTAAATTTGTTGCTGGAGTAGTACTATCAGGAGCTGTAAACGCACCGCTAGTTTGTCCTCCGTAAGATTGATGGATAAATTGAATATCCATTGTTAATTGACCTCCAGCTTTTAATACTAAAGGAATTCCTGTAGACAAACCATCGTCAGTCATAAAAACACCTAATTGACCGCTTGGAACTGTTACCGCAACTATAGAACCAGATGTACAATCCATTGATATAGTAGAACTAGAAAGTGTTGTTGGTAAATCAGTTTCAGTAATATCTTTTGAAATTAATGATGTGTCGTAATTAAAAATAATATCACTTCCAGTTGAATCTTTCAAATCGTAACCTTCAAAATAATTCCCATACATTAATCTATTACCCATTGTTGTTTGTGCCTTAGATAATAAGGGAACATTGTCATATAATCTTAATATTTCTGAATCAGCTAAAATTGTAAATATTTTACTATTATCAAATAATATTGTTTCTAGATTATTGTTACTTAATCCTAAATCAGACTTATTAAAAGATTCAATTACTTTAACCGTAGGGTTGTCTGCTTCTTTAAAAAGAATTTGTATTTCTGTTACTAAACTACTACCAGTATTATAAGTAACCTGTACTGCGTTAAACTCATTAACCATTCCTTCATTAATTCCACTTTCTAATGAAAGATTAAAAGATTTTGGAGAAAAAGCAGGACTTGTAAATTGTGAAGTTGCTGAATATTCATTGTTACTATATTTATATCTATAAGCAAAACAAATAAATCTTTCATCTAAATATGTGTCATCATTTGCAATAATTATTAATCGTAAAAACGGAGCTTCTATCGGTGGTTTTTTTATAACTAATATTTCTTCAGCATTAAATTGGTCTATATTAGAAATTGGGTCTGGATAATCTTTATTTATATCTATAAATCTTGGAGGGTTTACGTTGTCTGTAAAAAATAATAAATTATCAATTTTATTAATTCCGTTTATTAAATAAGCATCATTAAAATTTAATGTAGTATTTACACCTCCTCCATCATCTGCACTAATAATGTGATACGTTGTTATTTTAGATAAAACATTATAACTAAGAATCATATCTATTTTATTTGTACCAAAACCTGTTGCATCTGCGTGAACAAACCAATATAAAGTTTCATTTGAACTATCTGAGTATGCTCCTAACGTTTTAAAACCATAAGTATTACCATCAATATATAAAGGTGTTACTAATAATTCATTTCCTTTTGCATTTTCTACAGAACCTATTTCTGAATTCTCTGTAGAACCTAATCTAACATTTAACGCATCAACATATTCGCCTTGAGGAACTAATCGTTCATCAACGCTTTTATTCATTCGTCCTTGTATAAAGTTTCTTAAAGTTTTAGCCATATTATTTTATCCACTTATCTTTTCCTCTCATATTCATTAACAATCTTCCAGGATGAATATTACTCAATCTAATTTTTGCATTTCTTAATAAAGCACTTTTATTTTTTTTAGCTCTCGCTACAATATATTCTTGAACTCCCATTTTACTGTTTAAAATAGCATACTGAATAAAAGCATACACATAGTCTTCAAATAATTTATTTACTGTAATTTCTGTATCTACTCCACCTTCCATACCATCAGATATATATTCTAATATACATAACTGGTCTTTCATATTTGAACTAAAAGTAATTACTCCGCTTTTTTTGTCAATATTAAATGTTGGATTAGCATTAGCTGTTTCTGGATTTAAACCATACAAACCTTTTCCAACTGTAAAATCAAAATACCAGTATCCATTGTAGTTGTATCCCATAAGTCCATCAAACATACCTCCCTGATTCATATACATTGTTCTGTCTGTTCCTCTTATTCTATCAAAATCTAATTCTGAAAACTCTGGTCTTAAAATATTTCCTTGTTGGTCAAATAATATATTTGAACTTTCATCTTGCAAATAAGCAGACGCAGTATTTATCTGAATATTTTCTGTTAAAGGTCTAAGAATACCATCTTTAAACAATGAAATTCTTACCCAGTTTACATAATCTTGTGGTAAAATAAATCTTAATTCATTTCCTACATTTAATTCTAAAGCTTTAATTTCTTTAAAAGCATCATAATTTAATTCTTGGATAGCACGTTTAGCGTGAAATAATATCTTATATCTTTCTTCATTATTTACTAAAGAATGATTTCCATCATACATTAATAAAAAGTTATTTACTATATCAGCAAGAGATACAAATTGATATGAACCCCAATTAGCATCCGCTGGTGTGTTACCATCGTTTTCGTAATATTGATAATCATTTAAGTATGCCATTATTGTTCGGAGTTATTTTCTAATTGGTCTTGTGTATTTGCAAATTGCACTACAGCTTGTTCTCTAATGGATACACCTGCGTATCCTAATATTTTTGTTACTAAATCTGGCTCATAATCTGCTGACAATTCAAAATCTTGATAAGAAGAAGATGTAGCATCAAACGAAGGCTCTCCTCCAGTTATAGAAAGATATGTCCATACAGGAGGTAAAGGATACCTTATGTATTGTGATTTTAATTGATTAGCCGCATTAATAGTAGAAGGAAATACTGTTAAGACAGAACCTTCGGTTGTATATGCAGGGTAACCTATTGTGGGAGAGGTTAGATTAGATGTGGTTAATAAAGTTATTTTATTATGACTTACTCTTTCTGCTTCCCCAGTATACGTGGTACCATCAGCAGCAAAACATAATATTTTATTTATTAAATAAAAATCTGCTGGTAAAGTATAAGTGTTGTTGGCTATATTCGCTAATACTGCTGTAGTAGAAAATAAATCTATAACCTCTACAATACCTTTAGATATATTAGCATATCCAGTTCCAGACTGTCTAGCATTTTCTTTAATTATTTGGTAATTATATTCGTAAAATAAATCTTCGAATAAATCTAATTGAGCTTGTTTAGCATATAAATTAAAATCATTAGGAGATATATATCCATAGTTATTTTTATTTAATATTGCTAAGACTGTATTTCTTACTGAGTTAATCATTTGTAAACATTTGTACAAAGATAAACAAAAAAAAAGAGGCTTAAATAATTAAGCCTCCTCTTAGTTGTTAAAAAGTTATTTACTATAATACTGCAACTACAACACTAGTAATTGCTGAACCACCTGGTAAAACAACTGGCATATCAGCGTTAGTCCATCCTGTTGAAGCTGCCTTAAACATTGCTGCTTGTATAGCTTGAGCTGATTCAACTCCACTACCTAAATCTGTTCCTGTTAAAAGAAGCTTATGAGTTCCATTAATCATATTCATTGTTACAGAAGTTGCAGAAGCTTGAAATACTGTAGCAATACTGCTTAATAATACGTATTGGTATTTACCACCAACTAAAAAAGATATATATTTCATATCAAAAAATTTTTTAATTAAATAAGGAATATTCCTTGCCGCAAAGATAAAACAAAAAAAGAACACTTTTTAAGGTGTTCTTCTTTAGTTAGTAAAGTTTAATTTATTAAGCTACAGTTATCTCAGTAACATAAATTCTTGGAGGCAATACAACTGTTTCTGCACCACCTGCTGCTGTTATAGCTCTTAACTGTGCATTTTGAAATGATTTAACCACTCCACTTTGTAAGACAGCAACTGTGTCGTGTGTAAGAGTTATTTTCCAATCTCCATCCATAAATATATCAGTTGTAGTAGTGGTAGCTGCATTGATAAATACTATCCCATCCACTGGAATAAATCTTGGTAATCCACCTGTTTGAGAATATATTGTAAAATTATCTCCTATTGCTAATAAATTAGTTCCTAATCTTAATCTAAAGTTATCTAATACTGAAGATACAATTCCACTTGTATTATCTGTTGTGTCAAAAACTTCATCTCCAGGAGAAACTGTTGTAACA